GGCATAAAGTAACGATCAGCATTCCGAAGGCCACCAAGGGCAAGCAGATCACCAAGAGTGTTTCTGATTTGCGTCAAGGTTACAATACCGTTTTGTGGCCCGTATCCTTGATAAATTTGTTGTTGAATACTTAGGGCTTGCTGAAGGGCTGCTGCGCGTTCATTTTCTCTTCCAGTTCCAAGACCCACATTTACCGAAAGGTCCATGTCAGTGTTCCAAGATTTAGGGTCTACTGGAGTAAACGACCCGTTGAGGCGCATCATCTCTTCGCCATCAGAATTTTTTACGCAAAGATCAAGTATTAATTTGAACAAACGGCGCATACCGCCTTCTGCAAAGTTACGGGCAATCACTTCTGCTTGACCAGCTTGGCCTTCTTGCGTAGCCGCAATCGCTGTTGCCGTGGCAGAGCTTAAAACATCTGGGTCAAGTCCTTGTGCCGCCTTAGATACGCCAGTTTTATTATCAACTAAATTGTCAAAATACTGCATTGCTGGAAGAACTTGACCAGCTGTAAACGGCACAGTCATTTCCATAATAGCGCCCGGTTGTTTTACTCGAATAACTCGACCAATTTCATTATTTAATAAATCGTCAACATTTACCTGACCATCCATGATTTGCAGGCCGGGATTATTTGTAAGCGCAACATTATCAAGAACGCCACGCAGCATAGATGTAGCTGCGTCCTGATCGTCCATTACAAGATCGACAAGTGAAGTTCCGAAAAAGGCATGTGGCTCTGGGTCACACTCGAAAATGGCATAGGGTGCTTCATCGGCTTCATAATAGTCCAAAACTTTAAAACTAGAGCCAGCGCAAATAAATTGATAAAGATTAGCAACGCCGCTGCCCTCAATATCTAAGTGCATATAAGCATTTGTTACACTAATTTTTTTTGATGCTGTAGATATATTTTCGTCATTGTCTTCATCGTTAGTAAACCCGCGCCGAGCAAACTCAGACTCATCTGTCATAGTAGAATATTGAGTGCCTTGAACATCAGTTAAATCTTCTAAGTCAAATCCCATCGCCAACAAGTCTGAAACAAGCATTTCTGTAGTATGTCCAACGATATAAAAATCATCAATTGAACGGCTATTACGATCAACAAAGAAATTCTCAGGAGGAATGCTTTCAATACATATGTCTCCATTAGGAACTTTTCGCGAAATCTTAACGTCATGCGAAGGCATTTCAACTTCCATGCCCATTTGGTCAATTTCAAGGTTTATAGTCGCGGTATGCTCAAGAACTTCAACATCATCGTCTTCAACGATCATTGTAAATGCTTCTTCATTTAAACCTGTAAACGTGTGTATTTCGTTTTTCATTGCGTCATCATAAAAAACGTAAGCAATGCCCATTTTCTTTACAAAAGCGTCTGAGAACACATCATTGAGGATGCGGTAGCCATCATGCTGTTGAAACTTATAATTGACGTATGAAGTAGCTTGTTCCGCAGCCGCCACATCTTCAGGCCCTCTTGGAACAAACTCAACAGGTTTTTCTGAAGTTAGGAAGACGCGCTGAATGGATGGTTTGATACCTCGCACCACTTCCCTGCATTTAGTGGCAACTACCCTTGAGCGACCCTTTTCGTGACCTATGTCCACCTCTCCGTCATAATAACGCTGAGACTTAATCCGTTGTGGAGAAATTTCGCTATCTATAAAATCCTTGGCGTCTGTCACCGCTTTGGAAACGATGCCTTCAATCTGTGTTTTGTCGAGCGGTTCTAAACGCATTACTGCACCCCTTCATTGTTTTGTTGCGCTGCAAGAATACGCAGTACAGTTTGTGCATCCGAAGAGAACATCCCGTCACCCTGTGCTATTTTCCGTAATGGTCCTAAATCGTTTTTTGCCGCTCTGTTTAAGCCTTTTAAAAAGGGTTTTGAAGTGAGGGCCAACCCAGACGCGGCGTTTACGGCTCCAGCAATAGCAATTGCTTTAAGCATAGGCACAGACCCAGCTACGCCATACGATCCAGCCAAAACCGCACCAGCACTCATGGTGCCAGTAGCAGTTCTTGACCTATTCAAATCTTTTGAGGCGTCTTTTGCAAGATCAACAACTTTTGCTAATTTGCTCATTTCTTCGTTTAATTCACCAAAAATAATTCGTCTTGGGCCTTTTTCCATTCTGCTATAGTTTGTCAAAAAGGTGCTTGGTGAGAAAACTTCTCCACCAGCGTCTTGAGCGCCAGCTTTAGCGCGACCAAGCCGTTTTATCAAAGTTGCTCTAAACGTGTCAAAATCGTCTTTTGGCAAACTACTTCTAATCCGCATTAAACTGTTAAGGCTTTGCTTTACATTGCCTTCAAGAAGAATGTTTTCCATTTTCTTATATGCGTCAACGCCAGTTTTTGCATCAAGCAATGGCTTTAGAACATTTTCAATTCTGTCAGCGCCGCCTTTATAGAATTTATTTGCTCTTTCCCATGCCTTTAAAGCACTAGGGCCGCTGGCTTCCGCCGCCATTCTCATATCATCGCTGAGAGCGCCGTAAATGCGGTTAAGTTTATTTGCGTCCATTCCAGCCAAAGGACCGTTTAAGTTGCCAATGGATGTTCCATAAGTTGTCCTAATGTCCTTTAAGAGAGCATAAGGTATTGCCGTTTCTATGCCACCTGATTTTAAATCTTTCAAAAGACCACGGTATTTATCTGCACCAATATGTTTTGACATATTTGGGTAAAGGTCTGCATATCGCACAATTTCTTCTAAAGCCTCAATGGTGTTAGGGGCTACAAGTAAATCATCTGGTCGGACATATTTGTCTAGCTGCCCATAAAGATCAGATGCTTTTTTCTGAAACTTATTAACCCAAGTTTGAGCGCCTTTGGTTAAACCTTCGCCTGCTGCTTCTATTGTAGTAGCAATTCCAGCTTTAGCGGCGGCTTCTCGAGAGGCTTCCTCAAGCTCATCGACAACTTTTCCAGTGCGTGAGGCAATAAAAGGGTTAGATATTGGTGAGGCTTCAAGTCCAGATTGCAGCATAGAACCAAGACGACCTTGCATTCCCATATCAGGCGTAACATTTAAATCTTCGGCGGCTCTTGCAGTTTCCATTCTAGGCGTCATTTCACCAAATTTTCGCCCACCGGGAATATTTCCAAGAGTTGACTGTCTGCCAAGACGCGCAAGCTGTGATGTAGTTCCAGCAATTGCAGGCACGGACACCTCAAGGCCAGCTTGAAGATCACGCGCAAGCTGTCGTTCACCAGTTGGGCTTTGGCCAAATACCTCTCCAATTAGGCCAGTGCCAACGCCATATCCAGCGCCAAGAAGAGAAAGAGCGCCCATGCCATAATCGCCTATAGCGGCGGCTGGACGCCTCAATATGTCTGGAACCGTTTCAGGAAGATTTTGATATGTAGGGCTTAAATTTTCCTGACTTCCACCACCTAACATTTGCCCAACGCTTGAGCCTGCGCCTTCCATGTATCTTTGTGCAGCCCTCCAAGATGGCCCAGCCATTTCAGAAATAACATCTCCAAACGTGTTTTTTAAAGGCACAACATCTTCGCCCTCAACATATGGTGTCGGGGCCATTGGGTTTTCTAACCGAAAAAGCATTTCCTCAACGCTCATTCCTTCTATCTCAGTATCAGAAACACCTTCGCCTTCTAAAGTAGCAAGCATTTCTTCAATTGTTGGTCCAGCCATGATTTAGTTTCCCCGCGCCGCTTTTAGGGCCTCTAATAATTGAGCTTTTTGAGTTGGAGTTCCAGTATCCATTACACTTGCAAATGCTGCTTGCAATCGGTCTAAAGAAAGACCCACAAATGGATTAGTTCCACCCAATTCGCGGCTTGCTGCCCTTTCATTAACAACTTCACGCCATTGAGCGCGTGTATTATTTGGATTTGACATAAAGTCAGCAGCTTCATCAGTGTAATTTAGCAATTTATTTAAAGCAACTTTTCGATCTTCCAGAAATTTGCGAAGTTCTGGTGCACTTGCGTTTTCTGGGTAAGCAGTAGCCATTGCTATGTCTAATTCAGATTGAGATAAAGCGCCGAATGTTACAGAACTAACAACATCAAGTCCCATTCTGCGCAAAGCCGAAGTCAACGCCCCACTTTGGGCAGTAATATCTGGGAGCATATTTGAATATATGCCGCGTGGCGCTCCATTATCAATTGAAGCAATAGCTTGGTCTATATTGGTAATGCTGCCCCTAATCGTGTCAGCTTTGTCATACATATCTCTAGCAGCTTCTTGCTGAAATTTTGCGCCTGCTGATAGACCTTCGCCTATCGCCCTGTTTTCGTTTTCGTATCTGTTGGCTTCTGCTAAAACTTTTGCGGCTTCTTCACCAACAACTTCTTTACCTTCTGGATTGATAACTGTTCGTCCCGTATCGGTTACGGTGTAAAGTGTACCATTTAAATATTTTTGAGTAGCACGAATTGGGTTTTTACTACCATCCGATCTAATTGAAAGATATTCTTTGTAAGCATCGGCTGGGGTTAAGGCTCCAGACCGTACGGCATCAAGGAGGACTTTAGCCCTTGGGTCAGTTGCTGCCGATTTAGTTAAGGCTTCAATTGTTCTGTTTTTTGTTTGTTTAGCCAAACGCTGTTTGCCAGTCTCCCGAATACGATCACCGCCACCTTGGCCCGGCGGAAGTAAATTGTCCAAAGACGCACCAAGACGTTTAAGTGGTGAAAGACCAGTTGTCTCATTTGCCGTAACAAAAGAGCTTAAAAGACCGCCAAGACCCGTTTTTTTATCGGTGTTTTGTTCTATCTTTTCTGGAAAAAAACCGTAAGCCATGCTTGAGTCTCCTGAGTTGTTCATATTGTACCATGAATTTGCATAATCTGGCACTGAATTTTTAGTGTAATCAGGCCCCCAAATCCGAGGGTTGCCGACATCAAAGTGCAAAGAATTGTCATAAAAGCCAAAACCTTTATACCCAGATTTTTTTGCAGCGCTTGCAAATCGCAATCTTTCTTTTTCGTTCATGTTTGCAACGTCAATGTCTATTGCGTTGCCGTGAATGTGTTGGCTCTTTTTAGCACCGCCAACCGAATTGTTATAATCTGGGGTGCGATGACCGCTGCTTAAATTTAAACTTTGACCGTACAACTCTTCAAGACGCTGAAGCGCCTCTAAGTTTGATGGGGAAAGTTTAGAACGGTCAATCATCTATGTTTTCACTCAGGAGCAAATTCAGCGGCCAACTGCAAGTAATTAAGCAAACCGGGTGTCGTACTT